ATATAAAGCGTAACTATATAAGCATTATGAATAAATTATCTTTTTAACACTTATATAGGGAAATTTAAAATGAGTGCTGAACAAATGATAGAAGGAGTAAATTTGGATCAACCAATTGCTCCTCCTGCAATAGATCCAATTAAACAGTTTGAGATTAAAGGTGAAACCTCTAAGTACGATTCTCAAGGTATCTTAGACGAGAACATTAAGTTACGTCAAGCGATTGTACGTGCAGCTACTGCTGATTTAAAAGCATTAGTGAATGATCCTGACTTAGCTGCATTAGCTTTAAAAGCCATGGATGCGAATGATAAGTCATTGATTGCTACTGCACGTCTGAAAGTGGAAGAAGAAGGCAATGCCACTGATGCTGCTCTGGTATCTGCTCTGGTAGCAGAAACGCTCTCTCGTAACGAAAGAACGCGTAAAGAGCGTATGCAACAAGATGCCATTCCACATGATCCTAACTACAAACCACAAGGTCGAGTATTTGAATTACCAAGTGCTTCCCGAGATATCCGTGATGATGAACTCGTAACAGGCACAGTAGTCATTACTCAAGAAGAAATCATGTCTACCTTGAAGATTAAAGTAGAAGATGACGACGAAGAAGAAAAGAAAGAAGAATAAACTACTCCTCTACCCAATTAAGGGTAGAGGAGTATTGTATCATTATTTACCTTTTAAGAATTCTTCTGCTGCATTAATAGCAGAATTCAAAGCTACGGTAATGATTTCAGCATTGTAGACACATACAGAGAATACTTCGACAATTTCAGCAACTTTAGTCGTAGCATTAGCAATCTTAGCGACCATAGGCTTAGAATAACCATCACGTGCCATTTCACTCAAATCACGAACATATTGAACAGCAGTATCGACTTCAGTCAACAATTTCTTACGATCAATACTGTTGATCAAATCACTGTTGTCTTCAGCCAATTTCACGACAGCATAAATGTCAATACCAGAATTAAAGACATCACCATACTTCGCTACCGCATTAAAGTCATTTGGTTTCTTCATGGTGCTTAATGTTTTCAATTCTTTATTGATCAAGTCTGCTTGACGAATATAGTTCATGTCAGAGAACAAAGTAGAATCAGTTAACCCTTTATCGGTAGAAATCACACGACCTACATCAATACGCAATTGAGCGACTTGACTGATCACATCTTTCAGGGATTTACTCACTTCGAAAGATTGACGAATATATGTTTCGTAATCTACTGCCATGCCTGGAGGAATATCAACTTCCAAATCCAGCATAGCGGCATAACTACGACTCAGTTTATTTTTGTCCAATCGGTTCAGACGAGCGGTATCCAACATAAGGTTTTTACTGTTTACTTTATCAGAAGAGAATAAAGATTGCGCGGTTAAACGCAAAGTGTTGAATGTCTTATTAAAGAGTTCAGTCACCGCATTAAACAAACCTTCATGAGAGACATCCAAAGTCTTAATCTTTTCTATGTCGGCTTGCAATTGTTCGACGGATACCATCAGGGAAACATCCCACTTTGATCCGATGGAATATTTATTTTGAATAGACATAAACTTACTTTTCCTTTTATGAATTCTAATAGACTAAATCTTTTTGAAATAGATATAGTTTGAACAAATACCAACTTTAACCCAATTCTCAAATACCCGAGGTAATATTAAAATGATTACTGGATTTTACCAAATGCCAGCGAAGCAATCGCCTTACTTACGAACTAATATCAACGTAGGATGTCTCATGGATATCCCAACTGGTTCTCCAGTAAAAGCACAACACGGTCGTTACATCACAAATGGCGGACATAATGGTTCTATCATTCTTGTTGGTCCTGGTAACTCATATAAATCCGCTCTGGCTGACCATATCAATGAAGTCGCCGCATTCCGTGTCCACCGTTACGCTACAGGACAAAAATACGATACGGAGAACAATGCCTACATCCCTGGTCTTGAAGTACGCTTAAAACGCATTGTAGGTGCCTTAGCAGAAGCCGACTGGTTCCAAACAGGTCGATGGATTGTCACCGAGTCTTCTATCTATAAAGGTGACGAATGGTTTAAAATGGCTAAGGAATGGATGTACGGTAAAAAGAAACAAGGTGCATCCATTAAGATTGAAATTCCTGCTCTAGATAGAGAAGGTAAACCCATGAAGATCATGTTGCCTACTTTTATTACATTAGACTCTTTGTCTAAGTTTGAAGTAGAAGCTGTACAAGAACTTCGTGATAAAACTGACTTAGGTGATGCTAAGCAAAACATGATTGCCATGAACTCAGGTAAGTTCAAGAAAAACATGATTGATGAATTACCTGACTTGTTAGTTGGTACCAATACCTACTTAACAGGTACAGTGCATTACGGCGAACTGAAACAGATGGATCCTTATGCACCTGTACACAAACCTTTACAACACGTAGACAATGGTCGTAAGATGAAAGGCGTACCTGAAAACATTACTTTCTTGTCTACTTGCATGTGGGGTATTAAAGCAGTTGCTAAACTGCACAATAAAGCTGACCGTAATGTCATGGAGTATCCATTAAAGAACGCAGCTAATGACAACAACGTCGATGACTTGAATGTCGTCTCTATGCAGCAATGGCGTTGTAAAACAGGTCCTTCTGGTTATACTTTAAATATCGTGGTTTCTCAAAAGTACGGCGTATTAGAAGAGTTGACGAATTTCCACTTCTTACGTACACATGGTAACTATGGTTTACATGGTGAGATTACTCAAACCGGTAACTTTAAAGATGTATCCTGCATCTTGTATCCAGAACAAAAACTGACTCGAACCACTGTTCGTACATTGATGGATGAAGATCGTCGTTTAGCTCGTGCAATTCAAATCTGTGCGGATATGTTGCAAATGTCCGTCCATTGGTCTACACATCTACGTTCTATTGATAATCGTCTTTTAGAACTCACTCCAGCGACTCTATACGAGAAAATCAAAATGGAAGGTTACGACTGGAACATGATTCTGGATACTCGTTACTTCTGGAGTGCAGATGATGAAAACCATGATCAATTGGAACTCTCCACTATTGACATTATGCGTATGGCTTTAGGTACCTACCATCCTTATTGGTTAGAAGCCGATAAGAAAACCATTAAAAAGAAATATGCGAAAACTTCTAAAGTAGAAGATTCCATGATTGATAATGGTGATAAACCTAAGAAATAAAGTTTTATGGGTAGGAGGTCATTCTAGATCCTGACTTCCTTACCCTTTTCCATTAACCTTAATATTAAGGAAATTTATTAAAATGACTCAAGAACAAGAATTTACTGAGACTACTCTTGTAGGTGAAGAAGAAATCATCAACGAAGTACCTGCAGAGGAAACAGGTAATCAAACTGGTATTCAAGATAAGTCTTTTGAAGCCTTGATTACTGACCCTAACTTCATTCTGCAAGACTTCCGTGGTTTGTGTGAAAAACATAGTATTGGTTTTGTAGACCTCATGAACGATATGGGATTCAATGCTGGTACACTGAAAGCATTGCTGGTGAATAAACCCATTACTGAACAAATCTTTGTATTGGCTCGTGAGCTTTCTATCATTATCTTCAAAATGGGTACGGATAGCGAACCTGCTGTAAATACTTTGGATGTTCGTACTACCTTGGGTAACGTAGGGGATTCTAAAGAATTCTTGGAACTCTTGGATACCTTCATCTTCCCTTACATGGCTGAATACGTGAAGAACGGTAAATTGGATCCTGATTGGATTCTGCCTGAAGATCCTTCTAAAGAATTGCAACAAATGGTTTCTGACCAAATCGGTATTAACCAAGAAATGCAAAACGCTGTAAAAGAAGCGGATAAACGCATGGAAGATTTGAAAGCATTGGAAGATGCAGTAGAACTCACTCAAGGTGAAACAGTCGTGGCTGTGGTTTCTGAAGAAGAATTGAAAGAAGCTTTGGAACACGCTACACCAGAAGGTGATGTAGAAGTTACTGAGGAAGAAGTAGATTGGAACAGTGTTCGTGAAGAGCCTAATGCTTTTAATCCTGTAGTAGATCAACATCCAGGTAGTCAAGCTGAACAATAAAACATAAAGCATTGCTCTCCTCTCCCGATAAAGGAGAGGAGAGTGCTTATGCCGTATGTTTAGAAAGTAATGTTGTTATTCCTTAGCAGTTCTTTCAATCGCATGATTTCATTGTATTGCTCAATGACTTTTCGTTCTGCTAATCCTAACTTATCTGTCAATACTTTCTTCGCTTCAGTCGCTTCAGTCAATTGTACTAAAGTAGACTTATTGTCTTTCATTCTTTGCTTACGGGCTTTTTCTAATCGATCATGAGAAGTATTATCCACAATCATGATTTCTGATAAAGCCATCGTTTCTGCCTGTACATTCACCCCTAACATGGAATCGGCTAATTCTTCAAACTTCTGAACCAATGGATCCAAGTTAGTATTAAGAGGCATTGCTCCTAAACGTAAACCAATGCCCATAGAGCAATAGTTTACCCCAGTACCAATAGGATAGGATACTAAGTAATGTAAAGGAAAAGAATAGACTTGACCACTATCTGTTCTTAAGAAGATAATTCGACCACCTTCATCCGAATGCTTCTGATAATCTTCTTTAGAAAGATTGTGCTTTTGATAATAAGTTACATAGGGATCAATACCCATGGAGAACAGTTGACCATAGTTGGTAATGGCTGTACATTCCAATGTGGTATTTAAAGGCAAGTAGGATTGAAAAGGCGTTTTCAATTCCCACAAGCCACGTGAACCTACGGTAGGGTTACTTAATACCATTTAATCATTTCCTTATTTATTTAAGAAGTTGTATTTAGCAGCAATCAAGTAGTGGAAGTCTTTGTACTTCATGACTAAGAATAATTTATTGTTACGAGTTGTACGCGTAAAGATTTTCTCACCATTAATAATCTCACCACCAGGCAAAGTGATTTTCTCACGAGGCAATGAAGAAGTCGGCGTCATGGTTTCTGCGACTTGTAACATGTCTTGAATCTTCAAAGAGAATGCTTGAGTATTAGCCGATTGATAGCTAAAGTCAGTCGAAGTAGAAGGTACATCAATAAAGTCAGGGAAGACTTCTTGTAACTTAAACTTACTTTCTTTATTCTCTTGAGAACCACACACTAATGCAGCTACAGCACGGTAGTACAAAGAGACTGCTTGGATATTCGCTTTGATATGGGCTTCACTCATTTCGTTCATGAATGGGGTACCATACTTCTCAATAGCAGTTGACAAAGTGACGAATGGAGAGTACAATGAAGCTTGCTCACGTACTTTGTTTTCATTAGAGAGATTATCCCATTGAGGTACGATAATGAATTCATTGCGTTTAAAGATATCTGGAAAGACTTTCTTCCATTCATCACGAGAATGTGTAGAGTTTTTCAAGATAGCTGCTTGGATCGCATCTTTTACTGCGTCAATAGAATCACCTGCATCACCCCAAATCAAGACATACCAGTTGGTATCCAATTCAGGATTATTCTTAACTGGGTGATACCATTTAAAGATATCCAAGCGGAATATGGTTACAGGAGAGTTTGCTTTCTTAGAGTTAGCGATACGAGTCAGTACATCCACAGGACGTTTAGCTAATTCTTTTTCGACTTCTACACGAGAAGAGAAGAAGACATCAATATTCTCTACAGGAGCAATGATATCAATTTCGTATTCATCGTATTCAGAACGAAAAGATGCGTCAGAGAACCATACCCAGAATTCATTGTCTTCTAAGTCTTTAAAACGAACCCATTGAACACAGTAGTAGCTCGTATCGTTAACGACTTCGCCTAATTCGAATTTTTGAGCACGTGCACCAAAGGTATTTAAGAGATCACGTTTCAATTCATCGACATAAATCTCACGAGCACCTTTTAATACGTATTCGTAAATGTGTTTACTGATATCTAAAGCTAAATCTCGATCATTGGTATTGATCTCAATATTGCGTTCGTTCTCCATAGTACTGAAAACATTTAACATGATGTTCTTGTCAGTATTGTGTGAATAGAGTCGCACGTCTTTTTCGTATGTTCTGCTTTCGGTAGATAATTCGCCAAAAGTGTGTACGACTAGATTCTCATTCGAAGTAAAGAACGAATGAGTGGCAAATGCCTTGAGTGATCTTGCCATTTTGTAGTACCTTTAAAATTTTATAAAATATATTAAATGGGGTAAACCAATTATGTTTAGAACAATAATTGATTTTCTATGGGAATGGATAGTCGGCAAGGGAGTAAAGCCAGGTCAGGCTATCCGTCATCATAAAACTCGACTATTATTCTTTGTAGTATTGGTGCTGTCTTTAGGCTATAACGTCAAAATCACTGATCGCTTCAATTCTTATTACGAAGCGTTTGAGGAATTGAAGAGTCGATATAGCTTGCAAAAAGGGAAAATTAAATCATTAGAAGAGACCAACCAAAAGCTGATTGAATCAGTCAACCTATTAACAAATGGCAAGCCTCTCGAGTGTGTACCAGAAGCTAATAAGAATGTAGTCGTGCCGCCAGCATTGCTAGGCGTAAAACCATTGTCTCCTAATGAGGCTAAACCTTAATTCAAATTCTTCCTAATGAGGGAATCTATGAAAATGGATTCCCTTGTTATTTTTTGGAAAGAATAAGAATGAATTATACTGGATTAGTCGTCTACTGTGACGGTGGTACCTTTAGAAAGAATCCTGGTTCTTACGGACGAGGATTACATTGGTATACTTACGATACCAACACCATTCAGAGAAAGTTTCCAATAGGAAACATCAACCCAACAACCAAAGGATATGCCACTAAGGATATTCCTACTGAGACCTTTCCTGCTTTTGACAGCAAAGAAGCGTTTATAGAAGCCGTAAAATCCGATAAGGCTTATTTAGTCAATGTGACTTCTATTAAAGAACATGCTCAAGGATATCCGGATATCCAATCAAACAATGCAGCCGAACTACAAGCCATGGTGCGTGCATTTGAAGTCGTTTTAGAAACCAAAGCAGACATTACGCTAATCTACAGCGATTCTCAATATGTATTGCGTGCTATTGGTAGTTTGGATAAGCTAAACAAATTTCAATTCTGTAATCCCAATACAGGCACTCCCCTTTCTAATCAACACATCTTAAAAGAACTCTATCGCTTACAAACTTTAATCAATGAAGCCAATCTAAAATACATGGCTAAGTGGATTAAAGGGCATGGTGATGCAAAGAATGATGATAGGACTCAGTCTTCTATTCCGAATCTCTTTGCCGATGAAATGGCATCCATTGCAGCTTCACTCTCGAATAATTTATTCTACTTAAGTGAAGACAATGATCGTCATGAACGGGAGATTACTTTTGATGATTTAGCCAATGAAAGAAAGCCTAAGAAAATACATCCTTTCTTGAATAATAAAAGAATGTATTTGGGATTTACTCCTCGTAAAAATAAAGAAATATTTTTCGTAGGAAATCCTGGTGATATTAATCAGGATAAAAAGATTGAAAGACAAATCGTTATTGACAGTAAAACCAAAGAAGAAATCGTCATTAAACGAAAGGTAAACGTACCCATTGACATTTACACTGGCAAGATGATTGCGGATGCTCAAGTAGGTGTCGTGGTCGTTGAGGGTGGGGACCCTATCGTGAACCTCATTGAAGAAGTTCAAGAGAAATGGATCATGCAACATTATGCTCATCCAGAGATGATGTATTGTCTTTACATGAATACCATATCGGACAGTAAAACATACGCTAATCTCTTAAAGCATAAAGAGCTATGGATTTCTCGCAGTTTCGGAACACCCAATCTAGAAACAGTAGATGGAAAAGTGTTGACGTATATTAACGATCCTGTATATTTGGCGATTCGTAATTTTGATAACTTTGAACAACTTTACTTGCAATTAGAGTATTATCGTTCGAAGCACATCGCAATACGCGAAATGGATATCACAGAGCTTCTA